TGATACGCACCTTTGTTGTAAGCAGGTGCAACTGTAAAGTTTTTAGATTCTTCTAGACGCCAATTGTGTGCTGGTTTAGTACCACCTGAACCTATTAATTTAGATGTGTCAAGTGATTTTATGTTGCTGTCAACAACGGCAGATTTTCGAACTAGAGGTGTATCACGAACTACTGAACGATTCTGATTTTCTTTTCTTAAATCAGAAAGTTTTCTATCAGGATTAATACCGTGATTAATTAGAAATTTTCTGTGCTTTGCTCTCGCCTCTAATAATTTTTTCATCTTAGGCGACTTACTCATTTTCTTCATACCTAAACTGTTTGGTAGTTTCTTTTTCTTTTTACCATAACTTTTAGGTATGTGTACATAAAATAAACCCATAATATATCCTCGTTAATAATATAATTATATACTATATTAGTATACTTGTCAAGCAGTTTCCTTATCTCTTTTCTTGTACTCGTCTTCTATCTGTTCTTGTGTCCAGTCTTTAGCGTACCATGTATATTCGATATCAAAATCTTTTATTAGCATAAAATCAGTTTTTTGACCATAACTGTAGTAATAATCTTCTTTTGCTGGTATCAGACCAGCAGGTCCAATGTAAACATCAGGATATACCTGCTTATATGTTTTAAAATAGTCTCTGTCGTCTACAATATAAACTTCAGACCTATCAAATTGTTCAGGATCCGATTTGTGTTTTTCTTTTTTTTCATAATCATCATACACTCTATCAGCATTTTTTCTCATTTCATAAATTTTATTTTTCATATACTCTACTTGAGAATATGATACATTTCTGTATAGAGTCCAAGTATTTGCGAATGTATCATATCCGCCATCTGAATCATGGTCCCAATAGTGTCTAGAATAAACTACATGAAACATTATTTACATTCCTTATTTTTATATTCGTCTGATTGTAAAGCACATTTGTAATTCTTATCTGCCTTTGCTCTTAACTCTGCTGAAATACTATCTAACATAGATGGTAAATATTTTTGTAAAACAGATATCATTTCTAAAGAATAATTATGAGCAATCCTTTGCATCTCTGACTCAAATAAGGCAGACGAGTCAACTGGATTGCCTTGTACTTCTTGTTTAATTACATGACCAGCAATTGCTTCGTTCATATCACTAGCCAGAACAGAGATGTTCAAAAAGAACATTCCCCATGTGAATATACAAATTGTAATTAAAAACTTTTTCAATTTAATCATTATGCAACCTCCTTAAATCCCATACTTGCAACAACAAATTTCTTGTTTGTTTCTTTGTCTTCAACAATATCGCCAACACTTACAGAATACATATTAGTATTTGCAAATCTTTCGATTTGTGATTCTGGTCCCATGTTGCCTACAGAGAAGACATCTTCAAGATTCTCAGCATTAATATTACTAACATGAGAATAATAATCTTTATCAAATGCTTCTTTTGCAAGAGCAACAACATCATCATTGAAATTCATATTGCATTTAATTAAGTGTTTAGGAACAGCGTCATGACCTTTTGCATTAACAAGGTCACGTTCTTCATCTGTTAGATGAATTTGATGTAATTTAAATTTTTTCATTATACATTCTCCGGAAATAATATGTCTGGAGAATAACAGGAACTTTTAAATATTGGTATTTTTTTAGCAAATATTGCTTGAAGTGGTGAACTTTTTTCAGCCGCCTCAAAGTATTCTTCAACTTTAAAGTTTTTAATTAAAAAGTTTCTGAATTTTGCCATTGTTATTGGACCACGATACTTAAAACGAGCAACAAATTTACCCTCGTAAGTTAAATAACCACCTGAGTAGTCAAAGTTTTCTTTTTTAAAGTCTTTCATAATGTAGTTTCCTCTCACTTTTTTCATAATATACATACATTATATGTCANTTGACTGAGTATGTCAAGCATTATTCCAATAAAAATGGACTAAAAAACGTAGTAAAATCAGGGGTTTATAAATTAATTGGAATTATTCCAGTTTATTTTTGAGTGATTCTCTTAAAATACTTGAACCACCGATACGAACATTGATAATACCGTTATAATATTCATCAGTTTCTAAGACTTTTCTCTCAAATTGTTCTTGTGCTTCTAAGTAACTTGCGACACCCCTAGTAGGGCAATAGTGTAGTATCTCTCTAGTGAACTGTTTTTCACCTAGTCTAAGCACATCATCAACTAAGTGAGAGTTTGAACCCCAATAGGTTTTCCAATCACTTTCTTTTGTGCCTCTTCTTTTATTCTTTCGACCTTTGAGTGGTTTCTTTGTAGTTTTGAATTTTGCTAACTTCTTGCCCACATACTTTTTATGGTCAATCAGATTTGTTATTAGATAAACAAAAGCCTCACAACCTTCTGGAAGTTCTTCAACTACTTTACCATCATATGTCCATTTAGTCCCAGTTGTCATCAATATCTGTTATTGTATCTTCAACTTCTTCGTGTTCATGACCACAGAATGGACAAAATTGCTCTATATAATCTTCTGGTAAATCATGTTTTACTATGTATGTGGCTGAGCAATTCTCACATACCGTTTTTAAGTTGGGGTTTCTTGTCATAGTTTAAATCCTTTGAATGTCTCTTTTTCGACATCTTGTTTTATACCACCAACGATATAGCTTTCTATCTCAGTTTCTTGTGGTGCATTTTGAAGTCCTTTACTATTCAACCAATGTTGGGTCCAAGGTAGTGGGTTTTGATTAGCGGGTTGGTCATAAACAGTATTTAAACCAATTGCCCTCATTCTCTTATTTGCCATATATTCTACATACTGATTGAGTAGTACATCATTTAGACCAATCATAGAGCCTTGATTAAATAAATACTTTGCCCAATCTTTTTCTTGTTGAACAGCTGTATCATACATATCGTAAACTTGTTGTTCACATTCTTTCATAATTTTAAGCATTTCTTTATCATCTTCTTTTTTACGATAGTTATTTATAATGTTTTGTGATACTGCAAGATGTAAATTTTCGTCTCTAGCGATTAGAGATATAACCTTAGCAGAACCTTCCATAAGTTTTAATTCACCAAATGCAAACGAACATGCAAATGAGACATAAAATCTAATACCCTCTAGTATATTCACATTTACTAGTGTTAGATATAACAGTTTCTTTAATTCATACTGGTCGCCTTTACCAAATAAATGATATTGATGAGCATAAGTTATAAACTTATCATATGCTTCGGTTACAGTTTTTGCCCTATCCATAATCTCTGGTGTTTCAATAATAGTATCTAATACTGCTGTTGGGTCTGAATAAACATTCTTCATTATGTGAGTATAAGAACGACTATGTATTGTCTCACTAAAGTCCCATGCAACTAACATGGATTCTAATTCAGGTAAAGAACAAAATGGTAAGAATGCCAGACATGGTCCGCGGCCTTGTACACTATCTAATAGTGTTTGATACTTTAGATTAGATGTAAAGATATGTTTTTGTTCATCTGATAGTTGTTGAAAATCGTTTCTATCTTTTTGTAGAGATATTTCTTCTGGTCGCCAAAAGAAACCTAACTGTTGTTGATTTAACTTTTCAAAGATAGGATATTTCTGTTGGTCATATCTTTGTGTATTAGGTTCTTCGCCAAAGAACATAGGTTGTTTTAGCCAGTCTACTTTTTTTGTATTGAATGTTTTAGACATTATATTGCACACGCCTCACAAGATTCTTCATCTTCTTCATTGATAGTTACCCCCTTAGTTTGAGATTCTTTTACATCATCATGCCAACCAACTGAATGTGTTGGTTCATCTACGTCTGATTTTGCATCATATGTGTTTTGATAATATGAAGTTTTCCAACCTAACTTATATGTAGTTAGTAAGTCATTTGCCATTACTGAAGTTGGCACCTCACCGTCTTTGTAGTTCTGTGGATTGTAACTCCAGTTTCCACTTATTGCCTGGTCAAAATATTTCTGCATAACAGAAATACTGTTAATGTAACCTTCGTTACTTTTCATGTCCCATAATAATGTGTAGAAATTCTTTAATCTGTTGTAGTCAGGAACTATTTGTTTAAGTGTTCCTTTTTTACTTTTCTTAATCGAAAGAAAATCACGAGGCGGTTCAACACCGTTCGTTGCATTTGATACAACCGAACTACTTTCTGACGGCATTTGAGCCGATAGTGTCGAGTGTCTTAATCCACTTTCTTTGATATCCTTTCTAAGAGTAGTCCAATCATAACTTAACTTTCTATTGACTAAATCATCAACATCTTTCTTATATGAATCTATTGGTAGAATACCATCACTATATTTAGTCTTATCAAAGTATTCACAAGCACCTCTTTCTTGTGCAAGTTTATTAGATGCTTTCAATAGATAGTATTGAAATGCCTCTGTAATTTCATCAACAAGTTTCCATGCTTCTTTGTCATCATATTTAACTTTGTTCTTTGCAAGAAAATGAGCAAGACCTATGTAACCAATACCTAAACTTCTTCTNGAAAGTGTAGATTTCTTTGCAGCTTCTACTGGATATTCTTGATAATCAATTACNTCTTCTAATGCTCTTACAGATAAATCACATAAGTCTTCTAAATCTTCTTTNTCTTTAATTAGACCTAGATTGATAGCAGATAGAATACATAANGCAATCTCACCNTCAGGGTCNTCTATATGTTTTATAGGTGTTGTTGGTAATGTAATCTCTTGACATAGATTAGACATATAAACTTTATCTTTAAATGATGAATGAGTATTACAATGGTCAATATTCATAATGTAAATACGACCTGTCTCTGCTCGTTCTTTTAATAGGTCCATGAACAAAGTCTGAGCTCTAATTTTCTTTTTACTGATAGATGTTTTTCTTTCATACTTCTCATACATTTCATCAAACTCAGGCATACCAAATGCTTCATATAAATCAGGACATTCGTGTGGAGAAAATAAAGTTATATCTTCATCTTTAATAAATCTTTCATAAAATATTTTAGATATTTGTATAGAGTAATCTAGTTTTCTTACTCTGTTATCCTCTGTACCTTTATTGTTTTTTAAAACAAGTATATCTTCTATTTCTTGGTGCCAGATTGGAAAGTGAACTGTTGCTGAACCCCCTCTAACTCCATTTTGTGTACAACACCTAACCGTTGCTTCAAATTTTTTAAGGAAAGGAATGACACCAGTATGTTGTATCTCACCTCCACGAATTTTCGAATTGATTCCTCTAATTCTTCCTGCATTGATGCCGATACCTGCTCTTTGGGCAACATAACGACCAATAGCCATATCAGAACTAAAAATACTAGAAAGAGTATCATCACTATCAACTAGTACACAACTCGCAAACTGCCTAAGAGGAGTACGAACACCAGCCATAACAGGCGTGGGGATATTAATTTTAAATCTACTGATTGCATCATAGTATTTTTTGACATATTGTAATCTACTTTCTTTTGGATACTTTGCAAACAATGTAGCAGATATCATCATATACATAAACTGTGGCGTTTCAAAAATCTCACCATTGCTTCTATCTTGTACTAGATATTTATCCATGACTTGTCTTAATCCTGCATAAGTAAAACTATAATCTCTTTCATGGTCAACCCACATACCCATTCTATCAATTTCTGCTTCGGTATAATTTTGTAGTATACCTTTATCATATAATCCTAAATCAATAAGATTTTTAATATGGTCTATGAACTTTGGGTGTTCCCATAATCTATGAAATAAATTTTTACGAAGTGAAAATAATAGTAATCTAGCTGCGACAAATTGATAATTAGGATTATCTAAACTTATTAAATCATTTGCTGACTTAATTAAAATTTGTTGTATATCATCTGTTGATATGCCGTCAAAGAATTGTAACCCACTATTCATCTCAACATGAGAAGCACTAACACCTGTAATACCTTCTGTTGCAAATCCGACCATTGAGTGAATCTTGTCAATATTCAAGGACTCTTTGCCCCTACCGTTTCTTTTTGTTACATTTATTTCTTCGTTAGAGGTCATCTATTAAATCCTTTTCCAATTGTTTATTTGTTGTAATGCTGTAAGTCCGCTATGTGTGTTATTACTTATAAGAGTTTGTATCTCTTTTGATGTTTTTCCTGAAATAATTATATCATTAATATCTTTGTATTTCAATGTCTTTGGCCACACTACTAAATTAAAGTTTTTATCAACAGCTTTTATCATACGATTTATAATCTCTTGATTGCGAGGTTCGTTATCGAATATCATTGTACATTGTTCATGATTAATTTTTATGTCTGCATCAGCACCTGCAAGTGCAATAGCATTATCTAAAAATAAACTATCAATAGGTCCTTCAGTTATCATCACAGGTTTATTTAAATCTAATCTTTCAAGACCATATATCTTTTGTTTTGTTTCATCAAACTTAATTGTAATATACTTTGGTTGTTCTTTACCAAATGCACGACCTTGAAAAGCAAAAAAGTTACCTGCTCTATCATAGAAAGGTATTACAACTCTAGGGTGGTCATCTCTTAAACTAGGGAACTTATTAGGTACAATACTATTAGTCCATTCATAAAATTTAGGACAAAAATAAAACTTATCCCAATGTTCTTTAGGTATCAATCTTTTGTAAACAAACTGTTTTGCTGGGTGTGTCTGTACTAACTTATCAAAACTTACTAACTCATCTAGTATTCTCTCGTAAGCAGTTTTACTTTTTAATGTTTTAGATGGTGTAAAATCAAACTCTGGTTTTTCTTCTTGTACTTTACCATCTTTAAATCTCTCAAAGATATATTCTTTATGCATAGTAGGGTCTAAAAACTTAATTAGATTACCTAGTGTTTGACCCATGCCACAATTATGACATTTAAAAAACATATCAGATTTTTTACGATAGACAAAACCTCTGGCCTTTGAACATGATTTTTTGGAATCACCGCAATGAGGACATCTAAAGTTAAATAGATAGTCTGATTTTCTTTTAAATTTTTCTAATCTTGTTGAGAGAAGATTGAGAAACTTGATATCAATATAAGAGGACATATGCACATATTATAACAGGTCTCTCGGGTGAAGTCAAGCACTTAGAACATTTTAAATACAGGATTGTCAGGATTAGACATCATTAGTCCAATAATAATAGAACCACCAATAATTAACCAACGCCATTTCTCTAATACACCAACTCTTTCAGATAGTTGTGTTCTAACAGCACGAATTTCGTCTAACATTTTGCTTTCAGATTGTATTTGAAATTCTCTTAACTCTCTACTATTGGTAGTTATTCTGGAGTGTAAATCTTTAAGGTCAGTATCCCATTCTTTTCTTCGAGACTCTAAAGTAACGAAAATATCATCATCTGTTTGCTCTGCTCTTGTGAGTTTTTGTTCTTGTTGAGCAATCATAGCCTGTAATGATATGGTAATTTCAGTAAGTTTATCTACAGCGACTTCTAATCGTGAGTGAATAAGCTCACTAGTCTTAGCGTCTTTCTTTAGTAATGCTATATCCGTTTTAAGTGTTTCTAGTTCTGACATATTTATTCTGACTCGTAATATTCTTTATATGATAATATAATTTGTCTTTGTTCTGCTAATTTATTTCTTATGTCAGCAAAGTTAAGTGCTAACTTTTCGTAACCTTCGTCTGTTACAGCAAATAAAGCGTAGTCGCCATTTTTATCATTCTTTATCTTTTCAAATACTTCTTCAGCATTATCTTTTGTAATAATAACCCAATCAATATCTTGTAATTCTAAAGGAGCAGGATTCTCTAACGCTAGAGGTTCTCTTTTCTTTTCTAAACTATAACTCTCTAAAACTTTTACACCAGCAGCACAACTACTCAGTAGTATTGCTATCAGGCCAAAAACTAGGACATTCCCTATTTGGTTTACCATTTAACTCCTCCTCTGTTAGTGGACTACCAGACGCAATCTCCATACATCTAGCTGCACTATCACTTGCTTTGTTTATAATTTTCTCTACAAGACCAGGTTTGTTTTCTGCAAGATTACCAATATCATGCTTACCTAATCTTTTATTCAATGCGTCTCTATCTGCTTGTAGTTTAGCATTGACAACTTCTATTTGTTTTAGTGTACTTCTAATCTTTTTTAAATCTTGTGTTTGTTGTTCAATGACTATCTTTTGATTGTCAACAGCAGATTCTAATTTGACTTGATTAGTTTTTAGAATAGCGTTGTCTTTTTGTAGTTTGGTAACGTATAAGTATCCACCACCTGCAGCTGCAAGTAATATAACTATCAACGCTATTCTAAATTGAATCATGATTTCACCGTCATCTTTGCGTTTACTTTACGGTGTTTGTTCCAAGCTAAGAAACCACCTATTCTTAAAGCATAATACGCCAAATAATTCATAGAATAAAAACCATTTACTTCTATATTAATATCTCTAAAAATTTGGTCTGACCTCTTTTGGTCTAATAGATGACCTCTAACGACTTCTGATTTGCCCTTTTTACCTTGAACGAGTAACGCACCTTTTGGTTGCAAAGCCGCATACTTGTAGGCATAGTCGTGAACAAGAC